TTTTTCGCAAAACTTTGTATCCAACTGGTCGCCTGCTCACCACCTGAAATAGACCCCATGACCGCTTTTAGCTGAACGGATAACCTTTCAGCCTGATCACCGCTGCTGAACATTGAAACAAGTTGGTCTTTCAGCGTTTGTACGCCCAGATATGTTCCAATAAGCGCAGTTATCCGACCAGTCAGGCTCCCGATCTGAGTGCCAAACCCAACCGATTTATTTCCAGCAAGTCCAAAATCGCTGGCTAGTTTTGAAACACGGTTAGTGGTCTGGGTTAATTCTTTTTGAAGTCGGTTTTGCTCAGATGCCAGTCGATTTGAATCAACGCCTGACTCTTTGAGAGAAACTGATAATTTGGTGTAAGTAGCAGCCTGGCTAATTAACTGACGTTCGAGTTGTTTTACTTCACCAGCGAGCAGACGCTCCCGTTCTGCGAATGTCGCCGCATCTGTAGTCGCTGATGATTGAGATTTTCTATGTTGCTCTAACTTATCTCTCGATAGAACGGTTGCCAGCTCTAACTGAGTAAGAGACTCTTTCGCCTGGTTAAACTGATTGATTAAATCGCGCTGATTCGCCAGTTCCTGCATTTTTTTTGCGAGGGCTTGTGTTTCCTTTTCAACTTCATTGGAAACCGGACCAATGGTTTCAATCTCATTGGCTAATGCAGAAATGTCTTCGCGGCCAGTGGTTTTGGCTGCGATTTCTAAGGCTAGTTTTAAATCCTGGGCGCTCATAAACAACTCGTTAAACGGGGTTTACCACCAATTTAACGAGCGTTTAAACAGTGTCGGGTTTATGGCTGATGGCACATAAAAAAAGCCCCGCGTGATGCGAGGCTGAAACGATTTTAAACGGGATATACTGGAAACACTGTTATGCGACAGTCTCTTCAGGTTGTTCAACATAATATGCTGCGGTCTCGCCGTCAACAAAGATACATTCACCTTCAAGTGTGATTTCCATTGGATTATCTGACATGAAATCAACTGCATCGGTTGGTGATAATGATGCCTGTGGAACCCGTAGGATCGTCTTTTTGCCATCGATGATGCTTTCACCATCTAATATCAGACGAGCTTTTACATCTGGCTGTACGTTACCGTTCATGCGCGTACCAGTCACCGCGTTGTAAGTAGCTGACACGGTAACAGCACCACCATCTTTGACTGAGCCGTTTGCTGCAGCGCGGATCATGCCAAGTGCATAGTTGATTTCAAAATCGGTATTGAGCACCAATGGCGCTGCATCTTTGGTGACTGTCAGCCCAGTGCTGGCAAGATTGGTTTTTGAGAGTGACACCCATTTTGGATATGCAGGCAATGTCACTGCTTCATCGGTCAAAGAACCACTGCCCTGGTTAATGCTTTCCGATTCAGCCATAAACGCGGCTGCCAGCATAACAGGAGGAATTTCTGTGGTTTTGATGGTGATAATCGCAGGCTTCGCTGTGAAATAGGTTTCACGCGGCTGACCATAACGACCAATGCGTTTTGATAACACGGAGATCTTATTTGCATCAGGTTTGACCTGGAGTGAATCCACATCAATTGGGCCGATGATTCCACCTGAAACACCGTTCACGAACGGCTCAATGTAAAAGTCACCAGATAGATGGATAGTATCGCTCATTGCCGTTCTCCTTTGGTTTTAACGGTAATTTCAAAAGCTAGCGGCAAATAGACAAAGCCGCTCGAATAACCTGGTGCAACAGGAGACGTCACCCGTCTGAAGGTTGAGTTTCCATGGGTCTTCCCTGTTACAGCTGAAATAATTTTTCCTAACAAGACACCAGCAGTGACCTGATTGGGTTGCGAACGATGAACCAGAATAAGCAGCCATATCTGATCTGATTTCGTCACGCGGCCTGACTGGGTGTTTTCATCCAGTCGGTCCCCGCGATACATCACATGCACAGCGGGTGCTGTTTGGCTCATTTGTTTTGCATTATCGAGGTCGGTCGCTATAAACACTTCACGCAGCCCCTGTGTTTTCAGAGGCTCCAGAAGTGCTTTCAGCGCATTTCCTGCAGATAGATAATCGAGTTCATCACTCATAAGAATCCACCTGAATCACGACCAAACACACGACCATCGGATGAAATCTGCGCCAGATCCTGACTTTCCAGCGATTCACCATCAGCGGCCAAACCAAGAGCTAACTCACCTTTACCAACCGACTTCAGAAAGGCCAATGCAGCGTCATAGCGTTTGGCAATTTGTTCCGGACACTGATCGCCATATAAACGCTGACGAGCAATGTCACAGCAAATAGGCACCAAAGCGGTTGGCACATGTGCCAGCGGCAATGGATAACGCCCAGCCAGATAACCATCAATCAGCGCACTGGCATCATCCAGAACGACATCACATGCAGCCGTATCTATCACGCCAGAACCGGTTAAATCGGTCAGGCGTAACAGTTCAGGCTCTCCATAACGGAGGATCAGATCACTGGATTCGGCATATCGCATTAGGCACTCTTCCGATTTGATTTACGTTTTGGCACTGGTTGGTTTGCAGCAGTATCAATTACTGGCGCATAGTAGGACGGAATGACTGTTTCAGCTCCTACGCTGCCTGATACCAGTTCTGACACCACGACCCCACCCGTACCACCACATGGATCTGACGTTTCGGGTTGAACATCAGATACGGAAAGGATCTTAATTCGGGCGTCGGACGCCAGCTGTGCGCGTTGGGCATCAGTGACTTCAAGCTCATTTTCACCTTTCGACAAAACGCATTGAGCGCGTCGATAGCCTGCATGAGCACGGTTGTGAAGCTTGACCAGGTAACGTTTTTCCATGAAAGCATATCTCCTCCGCAGCCCCCGAACTGGGGGCTATCCGTTACAGATAATCCCCAACCAGCAATTCCAGACGACCTTTCAGTTCGTTTGAGCTATTGGCATCCAGTTCGCGTTCGAGTAAGCGGGTTGCCACTTTTTCCAGTGATGGCGGAACTACCAGAATAGTTGGCGCGATACCCAGTTTGCGGCCACCATCGGACGTAAACTGGCGCATTTGCTCAATGCTGTCCCAGAGATTGTCAGCAGTCAGATCACGTTTGTTCGCAAAGGCCATCTGCCAGAAGCCATACCCAGCGGCATCACGACAATCAACGCCATAACGGAATTGTTTTGAGGTAAATACTGCCTCATCATCGGTTTTCGTCATTGAGACCAATTCAGGTTTTTTGCGTTCCTGGAAGATGAACGGTTTCAGGGCTTTTTTGCAGTCGAGCACAAACCATGGATCACCGGTATATTCGGCATCAACCACCACGTTCGCCACGCTGGCCGCGGTGCCAGTGCCGTCTGCATTCGGATAAACCGGATGGTCGGTATCGAAGAAATACTGTTCGTCATAACAAGCAGTGTCAAAGCCACCAGTCAGCAAAGCAAAGATGGATTCATCAGGGTGGATCGCAGCTGCACGTCCCATCTCTTCGAAGATTGGCTTGTAAATTCCGATTTCATCATCCTCGATATCATTGCGGTCAACGCCAACAGTCGATTCATAATCTTCGTTGGTGATGGTGTAACCATGTGCTGCCATTGATTCAATGACACGATCACCCACCCATTTTTTCAGGGACGGAAATTTACCCAGCCAGCCATAAGTATTGGACTTGGTGGTTGATTGAATAACAGTTGCGATTTTGGTGAACTGCGACGGTGCTTCTGACTTCCCGTCTTCAAAGTTCTTTTTGAAACCAGTGAATAACGCCTGGATAACGGCAGCGGTAACGAGAGCCATTATTTAGTCTCCTTCAGTTTTGCAAAATCAGCGTGTGAAATGCCCAGGTGATCGGCGGCATATTTATCTTCAGCCGAGAGAACGGCCTGACCTTTTTGGTGTTCAGGTACTTTGACTGTATCCGTTTGACGTGCAGTCAGCGCTGCGATTGGGGCACGCACTTCCAGCATTGATTTCAATGCCGCAACACCTTTCTGTTTGGCGAACTGCTGCAGGTAGGTTTCTTCAGACGCCAGCACCTTGCCCTGCTCTTTAGCGGCTTTAATCAAGGTATCTGCATCATCGGTTTCAACCTTGGCACTTAATGCTGCCATGTCAGTGACTAATGCCTGGTAAGTTTCAACAGGGACATACTTCGCCAGATCCACGTCTTTGGCATTCAGTTGTGCCGTCAGTGAAGCAACAGACTGCTCCATGTTGGGTACTTTTTCGGATTGTTTTTGCAGCTCTTCCAGAGCATCCATTGCTTGCTTCGCCTGTTCTTCTGAGACCTGACCATCGGCAGATACAGAAATACCAAGCTTTGCCAGCAATTTGGCAAGCAGTTCATTCATCGGTTTCTTCTCCTGGTTGGAGGGGGGTTGGTGAGAAAGTTCAGCAGATAACGCAGCGAGTGCCTGCATTCCGACCACACCAGGGTCATTGGTAATTGCAGCCATTCGAATTTCAGTCGGTACGCCATTTTCGTCATAGGGGAAAACAGCAGACATAAATCGGTATTCAACATTCGCAACTAATGCAGCAGCAGGATTTGTCCAGCGAGGCTTTACAAATAACCCCTTGCCTTCGCGCCACTCGATTTCATCGCCATTGAACCAGCCAGCAGCTGGTGCCGGTTTCCCGTTTTTAGCGGCATTCAGGGTTTGATGTTCATAATCAATCAGGATGTCCTGCCCCAAGCCTTTCGCTTTAGCAATCAGTGCAGCAGCGATTTGACCATTCATTTTCCATTTGCCGTCCGGCACATCGAATGGTCTGCCATCCCTGGCAGAAAAGTCACCAGCAGGTAAAAGCTGCTGCCAACCGTCTTCCGTAGTCGTCAATGCGGCATCAAGCACAGCAATTCGAGGAGACTCTGTTGCAGTCTGCGCTTGCAGGAGAGCCAGCCCCTGCGGCTGTGAGATATTGCGATTTAATGTTTTCATACCGCCAGTGTGAGGCGGCTCGAATGAAATGCGGGTTTATGGTGGGTTACAGAAAATAATGGGTGTTTTCAGCGGAATTTAAAAATACAGCAAACAGAACACACAGACATCGTTTAAACAGCGTTTAAAAACGCCCGTATACGTTTAAGAGGTTTTGCAGAATACATCGGTAGCACAGAAACGCTCACAATCGATTACAGAGCGCCTGAGACAATACTTTATCACAAGCCTAAATATCCAGACAAAATCGATAGAACCTCATCAGCATCCTGCTGACTAAGCCCCAAATAAGGACGTGCCGGTAAATTAATATCATCACGACCAAATTGATGCGCTGCTCCATATTCTAATGGGGTCCCAAAATAAAGCGACAACGGTTCAGCCTGATAGTTTAAGGTATCGCGTAAATCATCATTTAAACGCAGGATCTCATTTGCGTGCCGTTGTTTTTTCGCTTGATACTTTTCAGATAATGGTGCCCATGGCGTGCCGTCTGGCGATGATTGTTCATCCCACCGGTCACGATGAGATAACAACAAATATTCACCAACATCTGATAATGGTTCTGATAGGTCGCCAAGGGTCTCGACGAGTTGAGTTAAAATTGAATACGCATCTTCAGTACCCTGATGCGTAATAACAACAAAACTTCCAGCCATGATTAATCCTGCAGTTGTTCCAGCAGTGTATCATCAGCCATTGCATAGACGGCTTCCCAGAGTTCACCTATCATCACGGCTTCATCTCCGCTTGCCTGAGATTCAAGGCGCTCTAACTCTCTGACATCATCAATCGTCAGCGTTGATTTACTCAACAGTTGTTGCGCTTGTTCTAATAACGCAGTCATTACGCTTTCCCCTTTGACTTGATCGCCTGACTAATGATCTCTTCAATTCGCTTTGCAATCGTCGGGTCAAATAATATGACCTCGTCTTTTGCCAATGACCAGGCAGCGAACCACTCAGCAAAAACCTCATAACTGTTGGTCATGCCATACTTTGAGACTGCACCCATACCAGATAAATCAGGCGAACCGGCGTAGAAATGAATTTGATGCCCAAGTTCATGCAACCAAGTCGCGACTCGTTTGGCTGAGTCACCGACATTGCGTTCGACATTGGCGGAAATGCTCCAATGCTTGCCACCTAAAGGCCCTGCATTATTCTTCGCATCCCGAACAACTTCAGCTGCAGCTTGCTGGACAAGCTTCATATCTACTGATTTAAGCTTATCACTCGCCTTTACTTTTACCACCACATGTTCCCAGCTTTTCGATGTAAAGCCGTTCACCATGGTTGGTTTGCGATGGAAATAAGCCCAACGCGCTTTGTTTTCAGTTGTCCCCAAATATTCGCTGATCGGTTTAACCAGATCCCACGCCCCTTTCCCTTTGCCCAGTTCTGACTGTTTCACAAATAAGGTTTTCGTTTTTTTGCTACTTAAAAAGTCAGCGATTGGCTGGCGCTGCTGCTCCGGCAGCTGCTGGAGCAAATCACTTAATGCCTGGGCATTAACCCCTTTGGCAGTAGAGAACGCGCTATCCACCATGCGTGGGGGCGATCTGTCTGCCAGCGCTGGTTTCTCTGCTTCCAGCTTTTTGACTTGTTCCGTCAATTGCTTCGGTGATTTTGGTCGGTAATCGAATCCGGGGTCGATCCCTTTGGGGATCTGATGCACTTCTCCCGTCCGCTTATCCACCCAGTCATAAGTCCCATCATCTGGAGCCTGCCCGACCGTCAGCCCTCGACGTTTTAAATCCTGCTCTGACAACATGAACTTTTTACATGAACAGCCATATCCATTAATCGGGGAATGCGTCTCCCACCATGGATCATCAACCGGCAAAACCAGACCATTCCATTTTAAATGCAGTTCACGCGGATGCTCAGAACCGCCATGCCGATACAACGCATATGGCCGTTTGTGTTTAATTTTTTCAATTTGAACCTCGCGGCCAGCGCTGTAACTTTGCCGCAAGTTTGTCTCGAAAATCACCCGACTCCGCCAATCTGCTGGGCCGTTATGCTCCCAACCATGCTTTGCAACAATGTTTTTAAACTCTTGTTTAAACCAGTTTAAAGACTTCCCTTCACTGATCGCTTTATCAACCGCGCCCCGCAGATCGGCCAATAAATCCGTTTTCGTTGCACCAGCAACAACAAAAGCACGGTCATGCGCATCCCGCCAGATGTCGTTCCAATGCTCAGTTGGCAGATTGAGCTTCTGACGAAAGAAGTCGATCTGCTCTTGAAATGGTAAAGAACCGTAACGGACAGGCATTAACGCCCCTCCTGAATTTCCAGCATGCCGAGTAATTCACTGGCAGTAATTGCTTGCGCCAATAACTCGCCCATATCGCTGGCACTGATGTCAGGCTCCATCTCCAGTATCCCATCGCGAATTTCATCCAGGCTGGTTGCGTTCATCACCAGTTGCTGAACCTGTTTGGTCATTCCTGAAAGAATGGTGTTGGCCTGCTTCGTCAGTTGCATGATCTGAAGGTCATTATTTTCTGGCTGTTGCTGCTGGCTTAATACCGCCAATCCAGAGCG